TTCTGCATTATATAGTTGATTGCTTGCTGCCCTTTTATAGCCCTGTCATCTACGTATGTAGTTTCAAATTGCTCTAGTACTTGTTGTGGGATTTGTGGGGCCTCTTGTTCTAACTGGGACCCAGTATCTGGGTCTGTTTGTTTAACATACTGCTGCACAAACATTTTTTGAATAGTAGCTATTAAAACTTCTTTCTTTGCTTGCTCTTTTAAGGACACTGCGTCTGCGTTTTTAACTGCTACTGTGTAGTTAAGAGGTCGTTTAGACTTTTCCCCAAGTAAAAGATCTATGATGGGTTTTATGATTGGGTAATTACGCAGTTTAGACGGGAAGTTTTCCCGCGTGCGTCCGTAAGGTTTAAGTACGTATTTATAGTCTTGCTCATCTATTTCCCCATTGTAATAATCGTACAATGTTTTTAAGTAGTTTCTGCGCTCAGACAGCCCAAACTTTGATAGATTGATAAATGCATCTACGCATTCTTCTCTCCATTTATCAGTCTTTTTACTTATTGGGAGTCTTTGTTGGGGTATTTTATGGGAACCGTACATATCCTTGCAAAATTATTATAAATTATCTATAATTTTTATCAAACCAATCATCCATAGAACGGTCTTGTGTAATTTCTACTACTTCTCTATTATATAACTCTCGCGTATGATACATTCCAATCATTAGTGCCATAACACGGTCAAAGTTTCCTTTGTGGTTAAATTTAATTAATTCCTGTAAAAGAGCTGGGTCATAGAGTTTGTGCATATTAAGGGTTACGTTCCCATCTTCATCTACACCTCGTGGGGAGATCAGCCAATCTCTAATATATATTTCTCCTTGACGTTTACGTTGTTCTGTCATGTGCATGCCGTATTGTCGTCGTGTAGTTTTAGACCGAAGCTCTCTTTTATCAAGCATTTCAAACTCTTCTTGCAGCTTGTGCAACTTTCTATATCTTTTAGCGTAAGCTATTAACTCCCCCCGGTCATTCTCAAAACCTATCTTAGCATTGAAGTAATCTGCAAGCATAAATAGGTTGCGGTTGTATTCATCTTGAGTATTTGGGCGTCCTATATAAGATGCTACAATGATGTCATCAGGTTTAGATAAGTTGTTTGGGCGTTTTAGTACGTAAGCAGCACCGAGAGAAACACTATCTGAACTCCCAGACTGTGCGTAAGGGTCGTGGCAGATAATATACAGATTGTGGGGCACATCTCCATCTTTATTTCTAAAGGGCTCTTCGTATAATAGAACTGCTCCGTTAACATTATCCCCTTTTCTGTGGGGGTATTTGTAGATTGGGGTGGCTTCTTTGCTTGGTCGGAAGGCTATTTTTTCTTCTTTAGTGTAGTACAATATTCCTGCCGTCCCTTCTGACTGCAAATTGTGAGCTATTACTTTGTTGTACTGCTCTTTTAAAGAGTTTACGTCAAAGATATTAGCTGTTACTTGTAGTGTAGCTTCTTGTGGGGAGAATGGGTGTTCTGCAATGTATTGATCTAAAGCTTTTGGGTCGTTTGCCCTTCTTTTCTTTTCTCTCTGCTCTTCTTCAAATTTTATAGCTTCTTCTGTTAGTGAATTCCCGTCTTCATCTATAAACCCATCCAAGTTTTGGTAGATTGGGACAAAGAATCCACACTTAGTTCCTGATGCTCCTGCATCCCATATATTGTCAAAAGACAAGCAGTCGTATGCTTCAGGATGATAGAAGAGTTCTTCGAGAGAATCAAATCCCACTCCCTCTTCACCGCCTGTTCCAAATGCTATCATTGTCCCAAGAGTTTTAGAACCTTGACGCATTGTAGGCATTGCTACTTCCCAAGCTTTTAAAAGTCCGTTAAACGAACCTGCCTCTTCGAAAAATATAAGTTCTCCAGCTTTGCCCCGCACTTTGTCAGGGTTGTCTTTAAGACTTACCCCTATTATTTGAGACTTCGTCCCAAGCGTTACATCTGCCCCGTTAACTCGTTTTTTATACCCAGACTGCTTGTGCATCTCTTTGTCAATCAATCGTGGTTGAGTCCAAGCTGTGTTGTCGTCTATGAAAGAAATAAAGTCCCAAGCTTTTGAAAGTATGCCGTCCCCAATCAAGTATTCTTTTTGCTCAGCAAATACAAAGTTTTTAGAATTGCGTAGATGAAAGTAATTACGTACAAGCATGGCAGCAGCTTTGTACGAATAACCTTTACGTCTTGCTTTTAATACAGGAAGATGTTTGTTTGTACGTCTGCATTCGTCTATAACGTGGTAGTAATCGTAGTCTCCGTCATAAAATGCTGCAAATGTTCTATCACGCTGTGCAATTTTAGTCCCATCAGGTAGATATGCATCTACAGCACGGTCAATTGGGCAATAGTTTAAGTAGAAATAGTGATACCCAGTTACTTTTAGCCCGTTTACTTCATATCCTAGCAAGCATCGTTTTCTTTCTTCATCCCAAAACTCATAATACTCTTTAGTCCCAGGAATTGCATCAGTATAGTACCCATATTCTATAAAGGTGTTAGCTGCAGGTGAGAATAAATGAGTGTCTTTAAACTTCATTGCGAGTATTTGTTGGTTACTACTCCGCCGCGGTTGGGATTTTCACGTTGTTGTTGTTTTTGCACTAACTCTTCGAGCTCATCCAATCCAGATACTACTTTTCCCATGTTTGCTAGGTTAGCAATCAAGTCTTTAGCGTGATAAATTGGTTTTCCGTTGTCATCGAGTAGAGATAAATCTACAGTTTTGAAATAGGTTTCTAATTTAGCTACTGATGCCCTTGCTGCTTTAAGTAATTTAATTGCAGAGGTTTCTGAAAGCTCTTTGTATTTAGATATAGCCCCGTGAATTTTAGGGTTAAGTTTAATCCCAAGGTCTTCTGATAGTTTTTCTATTCGTTCTTCGTCGTTATAAGGAGCGTATGGGGAATTGTGATCTGTAAAAAAGTACACAAATGCAAGCTCATTTGGTTTTAAAGTTTGAAACTCTTTTAAGGAGAGTGCATATCCTGATGGGATAGCTTTATTCTCCGTTATTGTTAGCAATTCTTTCATTGTACTCTAAAAGATATTTAATTCGTGTTGGGTGCGCAGTGAATTTCCCAAAATATGGGATACGTATTGACTCAAATTTTCCTTCTCTTATTATGCTAGCTGCGTATTTAAACTGATGAAATACAATTTCCTCTATTTTGTTGATAGGAAGATTGTATTTCATTGACAGTTTTTGTAATATTACTTTTTCATCCATTTAGGTTGAGTTTTTTACCATCTTTTCCTATTTGAATTTTTGGCCATCTATTGTCTGGACAATTTGAGGTTTGCCATTTGGCTTTGTGTTCAAGGTAACATCCGCACAATCCGCAACGCATTTCTTCTCTAAGTAGGTGTGGGCAGGCATCGCACTCTTGTAATCTTTCTTCGTATTGATTTTCAGAGACTACTTGTGCCCCGTTTTTAATGTGTTCTGCAAGATCTCCTGCAAAGTTTTTCACCATTTGTAAAAATGAAGGTTTTTTCATCTTTTTAAGATTTAATTATTTCAATTACTACTTTGTTTTCTGGTTTGAGTAAAGGATTTAGCTCATACCCATTTATAGTTTTTGTAATAGCTCCTTTGTCTTTTAAACGTTTAACGTAATTGTTCAAAGTATTGTGGTCTTTGATGTTTAACTTTTTAGCCACTGTACGTTTGTTTGTTGGGGAACAGAGGTCTACAGTTTTACTGTTGTCTATTAGCAGAGATAATACTTCTAGCTCTTTGAAGGTTAACTCAAGTATCCCGTTAAATACTTGAAGATACTTCAGAGTAGTGTTAGCGTTTACTTTAAGTTTCTTCATTAAATTTGATTTTGGCTCTTCCGTTAGTGATAACTATTGTGCTGTTTTTGGACTGTTTATTGAATTCGTCTATGTAGTGTGATATAGATTCTCTAGTACACAGAAATGAAAGTAAAACTTCAAGCTCTTTACTTGCTTGAATAGTTTTTTCTTTTAGTTTTTGTGCGAGTTCACTAGATTGTTCAAGCTTTTTGAAGTCCTCTAATGATATGGTTACAGTCCCATTCATTTTTCAGGGATTACCCCACACACCATAAACTCGTTAACCATAACAAACTGTCCTTCTTCAAGATCTATAATTAATCCTTCAGAATTTGGGTGCACCATAACTGTATCCCCGATTTTTAATTTGCAATCAGGGCCTGTAGCTAGAACTGGGAGAATGTTTGTTTTAAGAAGCTTGTCGTTAGTTAAGTAAATACCTGATTCGGTTTCATTTTTCTTAACTAAAGGAAGAACAACCCAATCTCTTGTTGGGTTGAAGTTGATTTTGTTTGTTTGTCCCATATTTATGTATGATTTGGGACAAATATATAAAAAAGATTGTTATGTAAACAAATCTTTTAGTTCTGGAAACCATTTTACAAACAATTTTTTGTTTAATGGTCTGGGGTTAGAGCTTATATCGTTGATATCTTCGTTTGTGCGTATATCTACGATTGATGGAGGCGAAGTAGTTGTAATTGCAACTATATCTTCTGGAGTAGCTAAATTTTCTCTAGAACTTTTATCCAATCCTTTGTTTAAATTTTGATCCCACACCGGACCTATTTTTAATCTGGTCTCTATAATGTCTCGTCTTATTCCCCTCCCAACCCCGGATAGTTTGTATGGGTCTTTAGTTTTAAAGTGAGTCATCTTAGTTTTGCATGGGAGTATGTTGTAGAATAAACGTCCCCCAAACATTTTATAGTTCTCTCTAATTGCTGCGGCTACGAATCTGATGTATATGTTTGAGAGCAAATTGTTGCTCCCCATTTGTAGTAGATAATCCCACTGTAAAGACATGGCGTAGTTTAGCCCACAGTTATGTTTATTTGATATTGGGAAATTATCGCACTCAGTTACTAAGAATTTATGTTGAAGTGCTAACTCTGTGTGTTCTTTTTCTGAAGATATTACAAGTACTTGAGAATCAATGTTTTCCTCTTTTAGGATTTTTTGAATTCTATCTACTCCTTTGTATGTAAGTTTTGCTTCATCAAATCTTCTCCATACTGGGATAAATATAAGTACTTTTTTATTAGTCATTGGTTTTTATAATACCAGACTTTTGTAAATGTTCCGTCTTCAAGAACTCCGTCTAGAAAAAAAGATTTAAGAGTGTCAGGAATAAAGTTACCTGGGGGAGATTCATCCCATGGAGTTGTTTTAAGGAAGCATACACCCCACCCCTGTAAGTTTATACCCCATCCGCTTGATGCTTGTAAGTAAACATCAGCAGAGTACAGATCGTAGGTTGGAGAATATGTGGCCCCAAATCCGCTAAGAGTTTGGGTTAAATCAGAAGCATCTACGGCTCCAGATCCATTGTAGTCAAATACATTCGGGCTTTCAGAACCGTATGCAGATAAGAATGATAGAAGAGTTGGGGTGTTAAAATAATAAGTAGATACCCCATCAGCTTCTACTCTGTACGGGGAGTAATCTCCACTTAAGTATATCGAAAGTGGGATATTTATAGAACGATTATCATCTTGTTTAAAGCAGCCGAATAGGATACTAATAAACCCAAATACGATTAGGATTTTTGTCTTCATCATTATCTACATGTATAAATGTTTTAGCTATTCCGATTCTATTGAAACCAACTTTAATTAACGCTTCAATAATTTTAGATCTAGTGGCACTATTGGTACAATGAATGTCTGCAGCTTTCCCAACTAAGTGGGAAGAGTTAGATTTTCCCCCAACTTTACTGTTGTGTGATGGAGTTCTATACCCAGAGTTAATTTTGAATGGGGTATTGGCTTTACTACGAGCTTTATCTAATAGCTTTAAGAAGTCTTTAGACATTTTTTCTCCTGAACCTGGGAGGTCTGGGGAATCAAACTCTGAAAGTGTAAAATGTTTAAGTTTCATCTTCCTTGTCCGTTGTAAGGTTTTTTGTAGTTCTTAGATTTCTTATTAGAACTAGTTTTTGTCTTGGCATGAACTCCTGGTCTAGACACTGTTGATCCAGATGGTGCTACTGTTGTTTGGCTTATTTTTTTCATTGTTGTAGTTTAGATACTTGGGTTCTTAAATCTTCTATTTCAAGAATGAGTGTGTTTATCAGGCTACCAAGTTTTTGATCAATTCCAACTTCTTCCATTTCTTGTTCGGTAAGTGTAATTAAATTTCTCATGTTGTTAAGCTGACGGTTATGTTTATATAGTTTAAGTCTACTGCTGGTGAGTCTTGCTGTATTGATACGCTTATAGCATCACCTGCAGTAAAGCTAGTTGCAGTAGGTGTTAGAACCTGTGAAACATTTGCAGCAAGAGATACGCTGCTGTTTGTGCTTGCTAAAACATAATTTTTATACATTCTAACAGTTACTGTATTTGTGGTTGATGTACTTGCTACAATAGCAATTTTTTCAATATCAGCATCTACTGGAACAATTGCCGCCATGCGTATGTCGTTTGTACTTATATCTACG